TACACCTGCTGTTGAGATAGTAGTTAAATCAGTTGCAATAATTTTAGTTGTAGCTGCAGCAGTGATAGCATAACCACCTGAGTTATCTAATAACACATAACCTGACTGACCTGCTGTGTGGTTAGTAAAGGTTAATGTGCCACCTGCTGTTGGTGTGCATGAAAAGTTATTAGTAACATTTTGATCGAATGATAAGTCATTGTCTGTAGTTACTGTTCCTCTGAATGGAGCAGTAAGTGTTTTTGCTGTATCACCAACTAATGTGTCTGCATCGTATGCTTGAACATCTACACCAACTTCAACATCCATTGCTTGTTGAGCATCTGCTACTGTTGATGCTTGGAATACTGATGCACCTGTTGTTCCTGCACCTAATGCAGTTCTTGCACCACCTGCTGTAGTAGCACCTGTTCCGCCTGATGCAATTGGTAATGTATCACCACTTGTTCCTGCTTGGAAGTCTTTTAGGTCACTCATTAACGCTCTCAAAGCGTTATTTATCCCACTAGGGGCACAACCCTCATCTATGTTAATACCATCAATATCGGTATTCGCACTTGCTGTTACATCATATTCTGAAATTTTAGTTTTTGCCATAATTTACCTCGTTTATCCTATTTGTGTCCATGTTTCACTACCTGTAGATACAGGAGTCCATTCTTGTCCGTAGATGTATAAGTCTGCTTCCATTGTTGCATTACTTGATATTGTCCCTGAGAACTCAAATATTGCGTTAGGATAGACATATACATTTGCTTGTGCATTTGCCAATGCAATACCTTCAAATTGTCCACCGCCTAATGCTTGAACACTAGCAGTAACATCTATATCCCCACTGAAGAATACAATCTTAGTAGGTTCTGCACTGACTGTTACAGAAGCATCAATATCTGCATCTCTAGTTACAAGAATACTTGAACTAGAACTCATGTCAGCATCACCTGTAATTGTTCCACTAAATGATATAGTGACCGTAGGTGTTGCAGTGACTACACCGTCATTAGTAATTGTGCCGTCACCGTAATGCAAACACGCAGTAGCGTAAGCACCATCATCTAATGATACAGACAAGTCATCTATGCTACCAAGTGCATCCAGTGACTCTAATGTAGTAAAACCACAAACATCAGCAGGCATGATTAAGCGAATGTAATAGTAAGTGAACCACTAGCAATTTTAAACACATCTCCTGTAGTCAAGTTCTTAGTAGTGTCAAGCGGTGAATGAAATAACATATTACCACCAGATGTTGCATCCCAAATTCCTATGTGAGATACAGAACCCCAGTCAGCAGTGCATTGTGGGAACTGAACATCAGCAGAGTTAGTGCCTGAACCATTAGTAGGCGCACCCATAGTGACTGCTGTTCTAGCATATGAACCACCTGATACTTCTGTGCCTGTTCCTGCATCTGTTGGGTCTGCTGTGTGTAATGATACATAAATGTTTGTTGGTGAAGTGTATGATGCGTTTCTTAACACATGATCATACAATTCGTTTTCTAAGTGATTAGACATTTCTGCCATAGTATTACCCCTTTGAAGATAAAGTTATTGTTAATGGTGATGATGGATATTCGCTATCATCATCACTTGTTCGTAATGCTTCTAGACCTCTTTGATATAAAGATGCCCAAGTATTTATTCTTTCGTCATTCATTAAATATGGTTCTGCTTCAGCAAGTGATCCATAAAGCAATAAATCAGGACAATTTGCTAAGAATAAATTAGATGTGTTCGAGTCACTTAAGTAATCAGGTTTGTAGTAATAGATCATATTAAGTGTATATGCTGTATCAGGCACTGGTGCAAACTGGAACTCAGAACCAATCATTGTGTAATTTACTGGTCTACCAGAATCGGTAACCCTAGCGTTAGCAAAAAATGCACTAGGTGTTTGGAATGTCATTGTTGATACAGGAGTTGTATTTAAATACATTTCTTTCATTGCAAGAAAATCAGTTGGTAAACCTACAGTTGAATCACCAGCAGTCGTATTTGCAGTTGACTGTTTTAACATTTGTCTTATTCGTAATTCTCTACGCAATCTATCTTCTGACAAACGAATAAATATAGGGATTTGTGATGTTAAATCATCACGACCAAGATAATTTGCTATCTCAGTTTTTAAATCAGAATAAGAACTAAATGCCATTATACTCTACCTTGTTTTGTTCTAAAGAACCTGTTGTCTGGGTTATTTAACCATGCTTTAAATTTCTTTTGATCTACCACTGCAAATCCACGCATGATGCCTGCTTTATTTAAATCATCTATTACTGTTAATGGGATTGATGCAATTTTATTATCAAATATATCTCCACCCCAAGTGGTTGATGATTGGTTATATTCTTTTTTGTTTTGCTCAACGATGTCTGTTACATCTTGAGTTGTTGCAATCACAATGTCTCCGTTATCTGCATTGTGTGCTGTTTGTGTTCTTATGTTATCTTTTGAAATAATTTTTGCCATAACAATCCTAAAAGGGTAATCCCCTCCGAAGAGGGGAGTTATCCATATTACTCAGCGATATCGCCAATAATGCCATGTGCTGATTCGTTTTTAACTTCTAGTGTGTATTCAACTAAAAGTTGTGTTTTCTCACTGTCACCAGTTTTCGCTAATTCGTTTGTAGCGAAAGGACGTAAGTATGCAACTGATGCATATTCTGGATCAAGAACAAATGCTACTTCACCATTGTCTTGACCAGCGCCACCAGTGCCTACGTTACCAGCAATGTCAGCAGTCATGAATCTGTTAGGAACAACATTCAATGTGCCGAAATCTGATAAGTAAACGTCAGCAGAACCAATAATAGTTGTTGCACTATTAGATGGTGCCATGTAGCGTTGACCAGCAATACCAGCAAATGTAGATACTGTTTGTTTAGCACTTGGTGTCACCATTAAGATTGATGGATCGCCACCTGCTTCATAAACTGATTTTACGTTTGCTTTTAAGATTGTTTCTGTAAATGTTCTATCTGTTCCAGAAACACGAGCAGTTGTGCCGTTATTACCAGCAACACCAGTTGCACCTAAAGATGCATTACTATTTAACCATGCTTGTAAACCACCTAAAGTTCTTGCTGTAGATGATGTGCCAGCACTTGCTGTTTTGTTTGATAACAAGATTTTTTCCATATCTCGTTTAAGTTCAGCAGATGCTTTACTTAATTGATATGCTTTTTCAGATTTTCTACCTGCTTTATCAACTGACTCTAGTGTGCCAGCAACTTTGATAGTTTTTTGTGAAATCTGAGTGTAGTTACCAACACGAACTGTTGGAGTAAGTGTTGCATCTGAAGCATCAGCACCCTCGACTACTGCGTTAGTTATATCAGCATTAGCAAGAGAGTCTTTTTGCCATTCATGATAAACACCAGTTGCTTTAGATTTAGCAACTGTAGACATAAATGGTGTTTCAGTTGGAGAGATGTTATAAATTACATCAGTTAGGTCTTCTCTCTGACCTACTGCCTGATGGGTTTGATATGTTGCCATGTTTTCACTTCCTTAATTAAATAAAGTTTTCAAATAAGGCGACAGCATCTCTGACTTTGCCAGATTGCTTTAATTTCGCCATGTTTCTTTTTCGCACATCACGATTACTTGGATCAACCTTATTGCCAGACTTCACCATTTTAGGTGCGCTGTTAACCTTTTTGGTTACATTAGGTTTATTCTTTTGTAACTGATCATATAATTGTGCTTTACGTAGCATTAATACGTGACGATGATCGATGACATTACTCATCTCTGCATCTGTAAAACCTACGCTTTTTCCATAGGCACGAATCTCATTTCTGAGTTGTTCGCCCTTATTTGGGTCTGAAAACTCTGGTAGGATTTGTGAAAGTTTTTGTGCTTCTTCAACTACTTTTTGTTGTAAGAAACGTTTTTGATCAAGTTGTTGCTGTTGAGCAATCTTGGCACGTTCCTGTTGAACAGCACTTAGATTTTCTTTCTTTTCTGTAATTTCTGCAATTTTAACTGCATATCCTACTGGGTCATTTTCCTTCAACTCTGCAAGATCTTGTGGAGTTGCATCTGTTACTTGCCTTT